ATAAACCTAACTTTATGATTGGTCATGCTTTTACAGTAGACCATGATACAAGTGAAGGTGCGATTAACCTTGGTCTATCATCATTGCATGGATTGGCACTAGCCTGTGGATTTCCGGATGGTTTTCCGGATGATAGTTCCGCTATGGTTGGTTCAAGAGTAAGAGCACACGCAGTTAAAGATGCAAAAGGCTACATTGCTATTGATGATATGAAAGGCAAGGGGTGGTCAGCACCTAAGTCAACAAAAGAAGTAAAGGTGGATGAGCCTGTTTCCAACAGTCAAGTCGAAGACAACATCCCATTTTAACTTTTTAGAATCAGATAGGCCCTCACTATGCGGTTGCTGTGGCGATCCAGTAGGGCCTCTTCTGGTCGAGTTTGATGGTAAATGGTTTGGAGCCTGTAGCATGGAACATCAAAAAGAGATTAAGAAAGGTAATAGATCGCCCAAGGTGGCACAAGTATCTAGGGCCGGTGTTCTTCATGCCAAATCTAAACTAAAAGAAAGATATAAGGAATTTTCTGTTAAAAATAAAAGTTGGGCGTTTCGTGATTGGAGTGAGGACGATAGGGTCAATTTTTTTGAGAGTTATACCAGGGAATATTTAAAACACGCCAACGAAAGGGCAAGGAACGGGGTAGATGGATCTTACAAAATACAAGATAAGACACGGACTGAATAAAGATAAGAGTTATTTAGAAAAAAATAGAGGCAATGAAGCTGATCTTATTGCAGAAATGCAGACAATAGGATTAAATGTCGGCTTTCTAAACACAAGCGGTGATCTAGTAAGGATCCCAGTACAAGCAACTCCGGGAGTGAGGCCGGATAAAGGTAATGAGAAATCAGGTTGGTATGTTATTAATATTGTTCATAATCACATATTCGCAACTTACGGAAATTGGAGAACGGGGGCGGAATACAAATGGAGTTCTGTCCAGATCAATACACTTACTCCAAATGAAAGACAAGATCTACAATTAAAGATGCAACAGGCCCAGGAAGAGGCCAAGAAACAAAAGCTACAAAGGTATGAGGAAGTTGCAAAAGATTGTCAGAATCGTTTTAAAACTTACTCAGAAGTTATTAAGCATCCTTACCTGGAAGCTAAACAAATCAAAAGTTATTCTTTAAAACTACACAATAAATCTTTGGTCGTGCCTATCTATAATTTAGATGGTGAGATTAGATCATTGCAATATATCCAGGAAGATGGATCCAAAAGGTTTGTCTCTGCCGGTCAAGTTAAAGGCAACATCTTTTTAATTGGTACTGATTTTAATTCTTTAAACAAAGTTGAATCTTTGGTCGTGGTTGAGGGCATGGCTACAGGCGTAAGCGTATGGGATGCAACACAAATACCCGTGGCTTGTGTTTTTTCAGCTAACTTTGGTAATGATGCAGTAGAAAACATAAGAAAAAAGACGGACGCCAGGATCTATTTAGCCTTTGATAACGATAAAACTGATATCGGACGCAAGAAAGCGGAAGAGATAGCCACCAGGTATTACAATTGTTTGGTTCGAATCCCATCCATTGAAGGTGATTTCAATGATTTGGCTATTAAACAAGGCCTAGATGCAGTCAAGTTAGAGATAAGCGATCAAGGTTTAGGCATAAGAAGTTTCTCTATTAAACAATTAAAGGGTGAACCACCGCCTCGTTCCTGGTTGGTTGAAGGATTGTTAGAAAAATCTAAACCTAGTTTATTGGCGGCAGTTGGCGGTGTTGGTAAAAGTATGTTGGCCTTAGATTTAGCAATCAAAGTATCACAAGGGCAAGGCACCTGGTTAAATAAACCAATTAAAAATGCCGGTAATGTTTTAATGTTAATGGCCGAGGATGATAGAAGTGAAGTTTTTAGAAGGACCAAAGCATTAGATACAGGCGATAAAAGATTTGATGCAGAGTATGATGTTTTTGCCTATACAGTTCCGGATGCCCCTAAACCATTAATATTATTAAAAGATGATGCCAGGGGATTAGATCTAACACCCGAGGCCCATGAGTTAATCAATGAGATCTCAACCATTCCAGATTTATCTTTGGTTGTGATAGATCCAATACAATCTTTTGTTGCAGCACCTATTACAACGAGCCAGGAAGCGGCTCAATTGTATTGTCAGTTCTGTTCTTCCATTGCATCAAAGTTTGAGTGTTCCGTTTTATCTATTCATCATATGAGCAAAGCCGGATTGCAGACCCAGGAATCAAGCTGGGATTCTCGTTCGTCAATAAGGGGCTCCGCGGCTATCGTGGATGGGATGAGGATGGCCGCCACTATATCTTTGGCAGATGAAAAGACTGCGGAAAATATTTGTGCGGATGAGGGATTAGAGTTTGATAGAACCAGGGTCGTTAACTTCCAGGTGGTTAAAGCTAACTCTAGCGAAATGGATACCAATGCCATGACATTGATTAGGCGTGAGGCAGTCCTGGAAGTTTATGAAAAGAAAAACATTAACTTTGATTTTTAATATGAGTAAAGGAGGAATATATGATTAATTACCCATGCGGATGGTTTGATGTTGAACAATTACCAGGGGGATCCAATGAGCGGTAAAGGAGATAAACCAAGGGATCTAATTTATACCAAAGAATATCGAGACAACTTCGATAGAATATTTAACAAAAGAAAGAAAAAGGAAAATAAAGATGCTAATAAAAATTCAAGCAAGTGATAAAGAAGTGCAGTTAATTATTAATGCGTTAGCTGAACATGGTAAACCTATCATTAAAAAGGCCAAGCAAACCATGGAAGATAAGCGAAACCTTAAATCGATTGAGAATATTATTCATCAATTAGCCTTCGGTAATCACAAGTAATAATGTTAAACTTTGATTGTGCAATCGGGAATCTACTCTCCTTAATTAATGATGAGAATTACCCCGGCTCTACCCCCCAAAATGGGGTAATTTCTCCATGCCTGGTTGCACAATCTTCTCGTTTAATGGCACTAGTAGTACCATACTATGGCACTAGTAGTACCCTTCATAGGTACTAGATGTACCATATATCCCAAACAAAACAAATAGAGAAAACCCCTTTGGGGGTTTCCTCATTTCAGCGAGTGTATGAATGAACGATCAGTTCTGGTGGATTGAAAATTCTATCCCGGATAAAGAGAGTGAATCCGGATGCGTACGTGCGTCCGTGCTGAGTAAGTATAAGAGTTATTCAAAATTGAAATCGTGCGTGTGGAAGTGGTTTCGTTCCCGTGCGGGGGATCGCAATCTGCGTCCGGCCACGAAGTTAGTTCTTTGGGCGATCTGCGAAAGGCATAGGATCGATACGTTCAGTTCGCATGATGCGTATGTTTATTATGGGAAGATGACCGGATTGAATAGGCGTACAGTTGGGCGTTGCGTGGATGAGTTGGTGGATGCGGGGATCTTATGGATTGCGGTCGAGGGTGAGCGTAGGATCGTTAAACAAGCGAAACCGGGCGTCCGGAAACATTTGTTGTTGGTCGGCCTGGGCGTCGTAATGATCGAAGAATTGGACCAGGTTGGGGATCGCTGAAAGTATAGTTTTCTGCTTGTTGTAGGATGGCCGGATCGATCGGGTATTCGTCGTATCCGTTCGTGCAGACGGGGTGGTGGGGATCTTCGTTCGTGCGTGGGGATTTATCGTTCGTGCGTTGCATGGTTAAATATTAAAGGTGGGGCGAGATGCGTTCAAGGGGATTGGAGAAAAACCCTAAACATTCGCCCCGGGTATTGATTATCTGTTCTCGAAGTGCTTGGCTACCGCATAAAGAATGATAAAGGCGATAAGCCATATAAGAAAACCAATACCGAAAATGTAGCCTATTATCTCAATCACGCCCGGACCCCCAACAATCACCGCAAGTTGTTCCATCTGGTAAAGTTCCCACGCCATTGCAGTTTGGACACTTACCCATAAATTGTTTAATGCGTTGTATTAGATTAACTATCATCTTCGTTCTCCTCATAACATACGCCACAAAGCATTTTATCTTTAGGCACTTGGTTTAAATCTTTGTAGCCATTATCTGCATAATTATTATTATCAATAATATAATCAGCTTTATAGCCGCACTCATTACAACATCCTCTGCTCATAATTCACCCCCGTTATATGATTCCTGGATAACTACATCTTTCTTGCGTTTATCCTGGTAAGTTTTAACAATCTTCCCGCATGGATAGGTTAAAATCCAATAGTCCTTGCTGAAGTCTTTGCTCATGCTTGGTATGTTTTCCCGTTCCGTTCTCAGCAATTGCCGGGCCTGGTCTATCATGTCTTTATATTGCGTCATAGTTTTACCTCTTTTAAATATGGTTCTCTTAAATCTTCCGTAAATTGAAAAGCATCTTCAAGATCGCAGTCATCATCCGGAATCGAATATTTGTTTTTTAATTCTTGTAATGCACAATGTAGGCTTTCTAATTTTATATATTCAATATTCATTCTTCCCCCTTGGTTAATTCAATTAATTTATCCTGGTTAAATATTAATACCTGGTGAATCTTATTAATCTTCTCCAGGGCGGTTTTGATAGATGGTTCACCGGTGGTGATATCTTCCTTTAAATCCAGGGCGGTATAGCTTAGGTCCGCCAAGTCCTGGATGACTTCGTTTAATGTATCGTTCATTATGATTGGTCCTCGATTGGTTCCAGGTAATCAGCGTTTATATCTTCGCATAGATATTCCAGGGGTTTAAATCTAACGGACTTCAATTTGAATTCTTTTGTTGTTCCGTCCTCGTTTTCAAGTTCGTTGCCTTCGTCATCAAACTTAAAAAAAGTTATTGTGTGTATTGCTACATTGTTATATTCATCCATAATATTTATCTCCTTATTAAAATAATGATGGTTGGTTTGCCTTTGCCCCTGGTTTCGTCAGAGGCTCAGAATTAAAAGTTTTTATATTCTTGATAGTTTCATCCTGTTTAATGCTTTCCGTTGCTTGTGGCTCATGTGAGACGCTAGAAAAGAAGTCATCCTGGAATCCGTTGGAATCTTTCTTTCCGTTCTCCTGGTAAAACCATTCAATGGCCTGGTCCATGGTAAAAGTTCCGGACATATGGCAAAAGTGGGATCTGTACCCGGTTTCAGTTAGTGGTATCGGGTGATCGTCCAGGGTTTGCACTTCGATATGGTCAACGCCTTCAAAGTAGTTCCTGGTAAGTGTTAGATCGACCGCAACGCCTCGGTAATTAATCCGGGTTGTTTCTTCTTGTTTCATAATACTTTGCCCCTTTTTATATCAATGGTTGCAATGGTTATCCCGTTCTGATTTCTCAGCACATAAACAAAGTCATCTTTTAGGTTTTTAACCTGGTTTAGAATTGTTGATTTATCCCGGCTTGGTATTTCTAACTCGCCAACTAATCCCAGGACATCCCGGGCATAACAGTTATATTTGTTTACCGCTTCTGTGAATGTCATTTTTTAACCCTCGATATAAAACAATCTAAATGCCCGTCCTGGATCAATCTTTTTTGTTTATCCAGGCACTTGCTCAAATCTTGGGACCGCATCACAACGACCGGCCCCCGGTTATCATATTCAATTATTACCTCGTACATATTCTAATGCCTCCTGGAGTTGTGGGATTTTTGATAATTTATCTCTTAAGACAAAAGCCTGGCCATTTGTTAGGTCATGGATTCCGCAAGTTGTATCCTCCCAGGATATTTCCGCTAAATCCGTGCATATGTCTAATTCTAATAAATGGATTAAGGCGTTGGCCTCTTTTGGTGTAATGTTCATTAAGACCACCTCTCACATTCTAGGAACTGATCGCAGACATTCCAGGACTCGGAGTCTTTAGGAACCAGGACGTGTGCCCCGTCGAACCAATCCATGTACCAATATTCGATTATGTCTATTTCTTTGTCCTGGTCGAAATAAATGCGGAACTCGTCAGATGGTCCGCCCCAGGATAACTGCAATCGATAATATCCGGCCTCTCTGCCCTCGCTATCTACATAATCCCAGGATAAGGCGGTTTGGTTCACATAGTCGAATAGATCCTCATACTCGTGAAAATAATCTCCCCGCTTTTTATCTAAAACTTCCAGGGCAATTCGTTGGCCTTCGGTTGCGTCCTGGTATTCCTCGAAGAACTCCCGGGCAGATTTATAATCGGATTCAATGTTGTTGAATTTGTCCTGGACTAAATCCTGGCATGTTGGTTGTTGGTTTGTGTTTATCATTTGGCCACCTCAAGTCTAAGGCCATACATATAGACATCTAATTTAATAGCTATCTTTTCTGCTGGTTCATCTGATGAGTCAATGACAATGTTTCTAAATCCTTCATGTATTAAACAATCATCAAAAATTAAACCGCTTCTTTTTTCGAATATGTCGGCTATAAGGTCCAACTTGTCGCCCTTGAATCCAGGACTGTTATTTGTGTTGGTTAAGTTATTCATTCTTTTTATCTCCTTAAAATGCCCAGGTATTCCCTAGGTTTCTTGATTCTCTCATAGGTAATATTAGAATGTCAACTTTTTTTTAAAAAAGATGATTAACTTACTCAGAACTGCATTAAAATAGGCTATGCCGAACAAACCAGGAAGAAAGAAAATTAAATTAAATGATCCGGATACCTTGGCCAAGATTGTGCAACTTGGTTCCCAGGGTTTGACCTCAGGCCAAATTGCTCGTTGTCTCGGTGTCTCCTGGTCAACTATTGATAGACGCAGAAAAGAAAATGCGGAAATTGAGGAAGCTATAAAAAAAGGGGAAGCATTAGGCGTAGAAAAAATATCCAACGCTCTTATGACTTCCGCACGGGATGGCAATGTCACTGCACAAATATTCTACTTAAAGAACCGGGCCCCGGATCAATGGGCAGATCGTCAAGAAGTAAACCACAACCTGGACCTGGCCGGGATCTTATCGAACGCTAACTCCAGGATCCTGGACGTACGCCCGGACGAGCCACAAGAACAACTCAATCTCCAGGACGCACGGGAACGCACGAGCGAACGCACGAGCGACCAGGAAGGCCAGGACGACCATAACGAACAATCGGACGGGGTTCCCTCTTAGTGGCTCCCCTTTTCTCCCCAATGACGCTTAGAGAATTTGGGCCCCGTCCGTTCGTGCGTGTGTGCGTGTGTGTAATAAATAGAGGATTAACGATTTGACCCCCCCCTTTCGTGCGTGGGGGGGGCGTATATACGTATAACTGTTGAACTAAAATTTTTTAATTTTTTTGAAATATGAAATATCCAATTAACCAAGAAAGAGAATTAATGACCGCAGTTTGGTCACTTAACATCAAAGATGATCCATTAAACTTTGTTAAATTTGTCTTCCCCTGGGGCGAAAAGGATACCCCCCTTGAACATTTTACTGGTCCTCGTAAGTGGCAGGAAAAAATTTTGCGAGATATTGCAAACCATATTAGAAAAAACGAAGTTATTGATTTACCAGAGATGTTTAGATTGGCAGTTGGTTCAGGCCGGGGTATTGGAAAGTCTGCATTAGTATCTTGGATTATTTTATGGATGCTTTCTACCAGGTTAGGAGCAACCATTATTGTTACAGCTAACACAGAACAGCAGCTTAGAACTAGAACATGGGCGGAATTAGGAAAATGGCTAACTTTATCCATAAATTCTCACTGGTTTAACAAGACTGCTACCGCAATAAAACCAGCACAATGGTTTGAAAATGCCCTCGTTGAGGACCTAAAAATCGATACTGGTTACTATTACGCACAAGCACAGCTATGGAGCGAAGAAAACCCGGATGCGTTCGCTGGTATTCACTCATCATACGGAGTTTGTTTAATTATGGACGAGGCTTCCGGTATACCAGCACCGATATATTCCGTATCCGAAGGATTCTTTTCCGAACCCACGAAAAATCGCTTTTGGTTCACCTTCTCTAACCCACGCAGGAACTCAGGACCTTTCTACGATTCCTTTCACTCTAAACGCAAGTTCTGGAAAACCGAACAAATAGACTCCCGCACAGTCGAGGGTACGGACAAAGAACTCTTCCAACGCATGATCGAACAATATGGCGAAGATTCTACTGTTGCCAGGGTCGAAGTTATGGGCGAATTTCCGTCCGCAGACGACGATACTGTCATACCCATGGAACTTGTCCGCACAGCCATGGGCAGAGATGTGTCTCTCACCGCATCTGAGCCTATTTTATGGGGATTAGATGTTGCAAGGTTTGGTGGCGATAATTCTGCTCTGTGCATACGCCAGGGAAATACTGTTTTTGAAATCATTACTTTTCCGTCCATGGATTTAATGCAATTGTGCGGAGCGGTAAAAAATAGATTTGACGATGCTACTGTTATGGAGCAACCGCAAGAAATATTAATTGATGTGATTGGTTTAGGATCCGGAGTGGTTGATCGTTTGCGTGAGCAAAACCTTCCCGTGCGTGGCGTAAATGTTGCCGAGTCACCGAGTACCAAAAAAAATTATTTGAACCTTCGTGCGGAACTTTGGTTTGCAGTTAAAGACTGGTTGGCCCAAAGAGATTGTCGTTTACCAGAGGATGATGAATTAGCATCTGAACTTGCATCACCGCAATACAAATATACTTCTAGCGGAAAAATAAAAATTGAATCGAAAGATGAAATGCGAAAGCGTGGTATAAAATCTCCGGACAAAGCAGATGCACTTGCATTGACCATGGCAAGTTCTGCCGCAAGTTTTAGTGGAAGCGAGAGTTATTTCGGTTATAATTTCAAAAAACCTTTAAAATCTCGAATCATACGAGTGGGATAGTTTTACATGGCAAAAGATTACGAAGACAAAATAGAAGATATGCTTGAGAAAGAAGAGATGGAATCTTCTGAAGTAGAAGTCGAAGTTAATGAAGAAGTTGATATGGAACACCTTGCTGGTGTTATCAAATCCGAGATGGATGATGCAAAAGATTTCATTCATCAAGTCGGTGCAGAACGAGCAGAATCAACTGAGTATTATCTTGGTGAACAACCACAAGCACAATCTAGTATGCAGTCTGAATTTGTTTCAACTGATGTTAGAGACACTGTACTTTTTATGTTGCCATCTATCATGCGTACATTCTTTGGTACTAAAAAGATTGTCGAATTTGTACCGCATGGCCCGGAAGATATCCCTGTTGCCGAGCAACAAACCAATTATGTTAATTACATCATTCAAGAAAAAAATCCTGGCTTCCAAGTTTTATATGATGCGTTTAAAGATGCCTTGGTCAGAAAGAGTGGTTTTGTTAAAGTCTTTTGGGATGATTCTATTACCTCAACAACGAGCGAATATACAGACTTAGATCCTATTTCATATCAAGCCTTAGTTCTTGATCCTAATGTAGAGATTGTTAAAGAATCTGTCACCATGGAAACCATTACACAAATGGATCCTTTAACTGGTGAAGAGGTCACACAAGAAATTCCTACTAAGTATGATTTAACGATTCGTAGAATTAAATCTAAAGATCAAGTTTGTATTGAATCAATACCACCGGAAGAAGTTTTAATTTCCAGGAACGCTAGAGATTTAGAATCTGCATCTTATGTTGCACATAGAATGATTAAATCTGTTTCTGATTTGGTTGCTATGGGTTATGACCAAGATGAGATTGAGCAATATGCAACACAAAGTTCAAGTGCGGTTGACCCAGAAGCCTATGATGAAATCGAGGCAAGAAATCCATTTGACAACATGGTATACCCGGATCGAAGTGATACTGGGGCAAAAGAAGTTTTATATGTAGAACATTATTTATTTTATGACTTCGATGGTGATGGAATCGATGAAAGAATTAGAGTTTGTACTGCGGGTGAAGGCGTAAATGTGCTGAATGTAGAACAATGGGATGATCTTCCTATTACTATGTTCTGCCCAGATCCTGAACCACATACTGTAATCGGTTCGTGTCCAGCAGATTATCTTAAGCCTATCCAGGCCGCAAAATCACAGATTATGCGAGATACTCTTGATTCATTAGGACACTCTATCTTTCCTCGTATGGCTGTCGTTGAAGGTCAAGTCAATATTGATGATGTTCTCAATACTGATATCGGACAACCTATTCGAGTTCGTGCCCCTGGGATGGTTCAACCCTTTACAGTACCCTTCGCTGGTAAAGAGGCTTTTCCTGTTCTTGGATACTTAGATGAGGCAAAAGAGAATAGGACTGGTGTGTCCAAAGCATCTGCCGGTTTAAATGCAGACGCCTTGCAATCAAGCACCAGTGCAGCAGTATCCGCTACCATGTCAGGAGCACAAGGCCGAATTGAAATTATTTGCAGACATTTTGCAGAAGGTGGAATGAAGCAAATGTTTAAAATCGTTAATAACTTAATTATCAAACATCAAAACGCACAAGATGTCTTTAGACTTGAAGGTCAATTTATTCCTGTTGATCCTAGATACTGGGAATCAGACAAAGACATGGTGGTCAATGTAGCTATCTCTAAATCTTCCGATCAAGAGAAGTTCGGCATATTGCAACAAATGGCACAAAAACAAGAACAAATATTACAAACACTTGGAGTAAACAATCCATTGGTATCTTTACAGCAATACTCTAATACGCTCACACGCATGATTGAACTTGCTGGATTTAAAGATGCTAATAGCTTTATTAACACTCAAGTACCACCTATGCCACCCGCACCACCGGAACCACAACAACCGGATGCGGCCACCATGTTGGCACAAGCAGAAGCTATGAAAGCACAGAACCAGGCACAAAAAGCTATCATTGATGCTGAGACTGATCGCATGAAAATTATCATGGACGATGACAGACAGCGTGATGAGACAGAAGCACAGATTAGACTAAAAGCAGCAGAATTAACCGCTAAATACGGAGCACAAGTCAACATAGCAGAAATCAATGCTATCATGGAGCGTGACCGAGAAAACATTAGGCAAACTGCAAAAGATCAATCTCAAGGACTATTTACTGGCAATGGCAATCAAGTTATATAACCTAGAAGTTTTAGTTGACGATCTAGTTTATGTCGGTAGTGATATTAGAGCCAAAAGCCAAGAAGATGCAGTAAGAATACTTGGTATTATCTCTGGTGGTGAAGTAACCGAGGATTCAGAAGTATTAAGCTGTGAGGAAAAAACTCTACACTAATGGCTATTACATACAGAGGTGAAAGGTTTAGTGGTTTTAATAAACCTAAAAGAACACCCAATCACAAAACAAAATCACACGCAGTTTTAGCCAAAGTTGGTGATGTCATAAAACTTATTCGCTTTGGTCAACAAGGCGTTAGTGGTGCTGGTAAAAATCCTCAATCTGCAAAAGATAAGGCTAGAAGAAAATCATTTAAAGCTAGACACGCTAAGAACATTTCTAAGGGTAAGTTGTCAGCAGCTTATTGGGCTGATAAAGTAAAGTGGTAAGGAGTTAAATATGTCACTATATGAAAATATAAATAGACGGAAAAAAGCTGGTACAAGTAGAAGCAAGAAAAAATCTACTATTACTCCAAAAGCATATGCAAATATGAAAGCTGGATTTCCTAAAAAGAAAAAGAAAAAATAACAGAGATCATTATGCCAAAAGTAGGAAAAAGACATTACTCATATACACCTAAAGGAATGGCACAAGCTAAAGCTGCTGCTAAGAAAAAAGGTGTAAAAGTGTCATACAAGAAAAAGAAAAAATAAGTGCGACCATCCTCGGCAAAAGCCAAGGGTCGAAAACTACAGCAATGGGTTGTTGATAAACTCGTTGCTTTACTTGGTTTTGATCCTGAAGATTTAGAATCAAGACCTATGG